ATAGTTCACAGTAGGATCCAAAACTTAAGCAAGATTACGGCTGCCCGTACCTTGCCTTGAGCTGCTTCAACGTCAACTCTGAACCGTCATTTGCAACAAACTTGCGGATCGCATCTTCTGGCCCGTACTTCTTTACGAGCTTGTTCCAATAAGGGATCCTGCTAGGCCCCAAAACATCGCGCTTCACATTATCGCCTTGCTCCTGCAACCATCCCCCATAAGACTGATTTGCCGGAACCGTCCGCGTCTTGGCGGCTTTGCTCATCGGCCCTGAAATAATGCCCGGCCTGCGTATTGCGCTGGGTGGCGGTTCAGGCATCCCGAGCGCTGCATAATCGATCTCTGGGACGGTAGTTGATCTGCAATTGAAATGTTGCGGGGGTGTTGGCCCCTTGCCGTACTCAAATACCTGCTGATCTAATGCTCTACAACGTGAGGAGGTTCGTGAATCCAGCGTCGCCACGTATTTGTATTTTTCGGTGATTTCAGCGTTGGCCTTGTAAGTGGCTTGGCTGATCGCATTTGCCACCTGATTAACGCTCGTCCTAACCAGCGTGTTCACCTGATGGTTAGCCACTGCTGTGAGCTGCCCGCCGGCTTGCGCTAGTTGCCGGACCGATAACGGCCCAAAATCGGCAAACTTCAAACGGCCCTTTAGGCGCCTCGCCATTTGTGGCCCTGAGTCGCCCGCTAGGAATCCAGACTGCACGGTTTTCGTAAACAGCTCAGCTTGAGACTCAGCGATCCCCCTGAATGCTTTTGATACGGTCGAGCCATTTGGCAACGTGATCTGAGCCCCCTGCGTTGCAGTCAGCCTGAACGTTGCCGGCGATGGCCCTACCGCTTCTAGCAGATCATCAGACAAAACATTCAAGCCAATCGAGATTGGGTCTGTCATCACGACAGCGCGAGCAAAAGCCGGATCGATCTGCAGCGCTCTCACCTGATCAGCCAGCCGCTCTGGCACCATCTCCAGCAGCTGCGTCCTGATGAACTGCTCCTCAAATACGGCCAGCCCCTGCAGTTCACCTGCCAGCAGTGCGGAGCTTTCGCCAGCCCAGTTGTCGAGGCTTGCCCGTAGCTGCCTGATGATCTCCCTGAGTCTGGTTTGACGGTCAAATGCCCGTTCATCCTCGACCAGGATCTGCAGGTCGGCGACAGCCTGCAGGATCAGACGGTTGTAAGCAATCGCGATCTGCTTCGCCTCAGCATTGCTGAACCTGTTGAGGTCAACAGCGTGCCGATAGAACTCAGACGGGGTGCTCATTCCTGCAGGCCACCGGCAGTCGTTGCCTCAAGCTCCTCCTCAAGATCAAAGTCATCACCAAGCACTTCCCCTGCCTCAAGTTGCGCCAACAGCGTCGATTGGGTGATGGTGCCGGCCAGGTAAAGCTCAAGTAATCCTTTGATCTCGCCAGGGTCCATGCGGGAGCCCATGAAATCACGGTTGATCAAAGCGCTGCCAGGCGATGGGTCGTTTAGGTAGGCAGCATGAAACCGCAGGCAGTTGTCGATCATGTCCTGCATGTTTTGAGCGATCACCATCATCGTTGAGTCGCCTTGACTGCGATCGATGCGCTTTGACTCGGCTGTCTCGGCTGAAAGCTTCTGGCCCAGCACACTGGCCAAACCCAGCTCATTGATCTGCTTTTCGATCTGATCCAAGCGCTGGAACAATGCGTTAAAGCTGGCCCCGCCCGGTTCGATGTATTGAGCTGATGCGCCTTCCGGCAAGGCAAGCGCTTCATTGGGCCCGGCGGTGATCTCTTCCGCTGATTGCGGAAACCCGAAAATCGCCAGCATCGGGACGGCGGCGACGTGCAAAATGTTATCTAGATCTGACTGAACTTGATACGCCTTGATGTTTAGTTCACCGATGTCTTCCATCGGTGGCTTTGATTGCAGGTAATTGACGCGGTTGCTGTATACAACTGAAAACGGTATTTCGCTTAGGCTTGTTTTGCCTTCCTCGAATAATGTGTAGTCTTTCTTTTCATCTTGTCTAAATAGCTCGTAATACCCTGGCGTCAATACTCTCACCTGATTGACTGTCTTTTCGCCGTATTCTCCATCAGGTTCTGTCACCTGCTCTTTTAGCCTGAGCTGGATGAGTCGAGGCTTGCCGTCTTGCACTTCAGTACGCCAGCCCAAGATGTCCCTTGGCGTATAGGCGCACCAATAGGGCCTGCCGTTACCGTCTGATGGTGCATCAACTAAAACGCCGACATGGCCATAGCGGATCGCCTTACGGGCTGTTTCATACACCCATGTGTTTAGGTCATTGCCCTGCCGGTCAACATCAAATAAGTCCTCACGAATGCCATCACTGATGTCGTTCAGCTTTACCGGCTTCCGGGTGAGCATCCCAGCCAGTAGCCGCTCAAGCCTGACGTAATACGGTTGCAGCGTGCTGCGCAGCAATCTGTTCTGATAGGCATCATCTTGCTCACGCGGTTCCTGCGGCAGGTACTTACGCCCCTCTTTCCTGATGCCATAGGTGCCCGTCAGCAGGCATTCGATCAGCTCCCAGTGTGGCTCCTGATCGATCCATGCTTGATTCGGGTCGTAGACATTTACGACCTTTGAGGTTTTAGTTCTATTCCTTGCCGTTGATTGATAGCCCAATGCTGCAGCCGCCTTTTGCTAACAGTTTAAGCCGGCTGATCTTTGATAATTTTGGCGCGGCCATTCGCATCAACTTGAATCAGCTGATGCTTTCGCGGTTCACCGTGTTTTGGCTGCAGCAAACGGCCCACAGCGGTTACGACAGGCCGGGTCATGCTGTTGCCTCTTCACCGTCTTCAGTCAGCAGCTCAGCCACTGCAAGCCCGGCGATGATGTCGTTTTTGGCTAGTTCCAAAGCGCCTACAAGCTCAATCACGCTGAGCCCTTCAGTTTCTGCGATCAGGTCGTCGAGGGCGTTCAGAAATTCTTCCATGATGCTGGGGATGGGTTCGGCCCTAACTTAGCAAGAGGCATCAAAAGAGCCATGGACGATCTGGACGTAAGCGCCACCGCAGACGATTGCGTGAGGGTGTGCCTGACTCAAGATGGGCTTACCAGCTGTTGCAACGTGTCGTCAATGCACCTGGTGGAATCGCACCGTAAGCAGCTGCAGCGAGCGAATGCAAGGAAAGCAGCGGATGCGTATAGGCATTAAAAAGCCCCAGCGGCCCGACTCGCTGAGGCTTTGAACCCACTTGGCAGTGAAACCTGAGAACCCCTTAACTCAGGCAACGTGCTGAGCGTAGCAGGTCAGCTCCTACGGCGCTTTGGCTTCCGGCGTTTGGCGGCATTAGCGACGGCCTTCTGCACCGATTCATTGACGCTAATTGGCTTGCCCTTCTTTCGCGCAGCTGTAGAAGGCTTGAGGATGAACTGTCTCGACCTTTCGTAAGTCCTTACGAAATTCGCGTTACGTCTGCCAGGTAGCGCCTTGCGTCCACGTTGTGCATCCATCCTCGCCACGATCCGACCAGCTTTTGCCTCGCTGATCTTGCCCACCGCTCCACGGCGCTTCGCTGGCTTCGCTGCGGCTGGCTTGCCGGTAGCCCGTGCGCTATTGGCCGTTACGCTTTTTTTTTTGGCGCGTGCTGCCGTGAGCTTCTCGCCTCTCTTGATTCGAGCCTTTAAGACATCAGGGTTTTGCGTTCGTGTTAGCCGTGAAGTTGTCTTATACGAAGCGCTGATCTTTCCGCTGTAAATATCACGAGCACGCTTTGCAACAGATGCGGTGCGTGATTGTTTGGCGCTACCAAACCCGTCACCCTTGGCTGCATAGGCTCTCCTTTCGTTGCCGTAAGCCCTCTGGATGCGTGCAAACTCCCTTGCTTTTTGCTTGCTACGTGGGGCTTCCGCACCTGCCTTCGGCGCTGAAGTGGACCGCCGGCGCTGCATGTTTTTGACTTTGGCTGATGCGCTATTTGCCATCCGCCGTTCCTTAGCGTCTGCGCCTCTCAGGTCTGCATTCCTCATTCGAGCGTCGCCGCTGGCACGCTTGTAAGCAGCTTTTGCCTTATTGGCTGGAGCCTTGCTGGTTCGTGCGGCTGTCGGCTTAGATCGTGCTGTCGGCTTCGCTGCGCCAGGATCCCGCTTGATTTTCCCCTTGATGGCCCCTGCAGGCTTGCCGCCGGTCTTTGCTTTTACCGTTTGAGTTGCCCGTTTTTTCCCGCTTTTAGTTTTCAGTCTGCCGCCCCGAGCAGTGGCGCCAGTCGTAGCAAAACGCCCAATCGAATCACGAACGTACTTCCTGCCAGATCTGCCGCCTCGCTTAGCCATTGTTCAATGTTTTGTTAATACAGTCTAATGCCGGTGCCACGGCCGGCCCTGCGGTGCAGTGGGTTCAGCTCACGCCATACGAGATACCCTGCCGCGTCGTTCATATGGTCATGCCCAGATTCCTTATCAGGCTCCATGCGTTCGTTGTACGCCTGCAGCTCTAGGCATTCGATCAGCCGTTTGCATCGTGGGTTGATCTGGATCCTGATTTCGTTTTTCCCGTTCTCCAAAGCACCTTGAAAAGCAGAAACCCGATCAGCGACCCTGGGGTTTGCTTTAGGCGATTGGTTGCTAATGCCATAACTGGCCAATATCTCCAGATCGGTTTTGGTCGCATTAGTCGAGCGGTTGCCACCTGATGCGTCTGGGTAACCGTAAAGCGTCCGGCCTGGATAGCGAGTGCAGATCTCCTGTGCCAAGGCATCAGTGTCATGGGCACCGCTGATCTCATCGATGAAATGCAGGGCATTGCCAGACCGGATCGCGACCACTGCATTCATATTGTTCACATTGAAGTCGATCCCTATCCTCAGCGGCTCTTCACCTAACGGATCATCATCAACATCGGCAACATGCTTGGCACGGTCAAACCTGTCGTAGACCGTTCCCGTCGCAAGGTTTTGATAAATGCCTTCGAGGTATGCGCGGCATTGCTCATGGGTGTAACGGCTCAGCAGGTCATCGACAAAGCCCGGCCTGAGATTATGAGCATTGTCTGCGGTCTTCATCCGTAGCAGCGCTCGGCGCTTGCCCTCCCGTGCTGCATCAGTGCCAAACGTCTGGTAATGGAACCCGAAGCCTTCTGGCGTTGAGTAGCAGTGCAGCTGGTTGAAGTTTCCGACCCTGATACGGCCCAGGATCTTGTCATAGGCACGCTGAGCGATTGATGCCTTCGCGGTATCAACCTCATCGATGATTGCAAATGCCCAATCGTCGCCAACGATGCGCTGATAATTTTCAAACGAGAGCCCGAGGATTGTTGAATCACCGCCGGGGAAGTGCAGCGTGTGACTAACGTACGGCGCCACCCTTGGGGTGTAAGGGATGCCAAAACTGTCTAGGAAGTCCTCGAATTTTGGGGCCCAGATGCGGCGGACCATATCGCTGGTTGGTTCCATCACGCAACCAACAAAGCCTTGGTTCAGCGCGGCCATCTTGACGGCAACAGCATGAGCGCAATAGGTCTTGCCGCTGCCATAGCCAGCGCTGATGCCGATTTCAGGGATACTGGTCGGAGCTCCACCTTGTGATGTAGCGATAGCGCTTAAGCGCTCAACCTCAAAGGCGTTGAGCTGGCCGGGGTTAAGTGTTGCGGCGATGCGCTCAAGAAGATTATCGATGCTTCCGACTTCAAGACCAGCGCTGCTGTCAATTATTGATTTTGATTCAGCGGCTGGGAGGATGCTCATTTTTCAAGAATGTGAGCAATCTTCGCCATCGTGTTGATACAACCAAGAGCAACATGAGCTTGATTGCCATTCTTGCGGCATTCTTTTTGGAGGCTGGCCAGCTGGGAGAGCAGCTCGGCGGTGAAGGTGCGGCGGTCGATGTCCCAGTCAGCTTTTATAATTTTGTTCGCCTTGCCAATGTAGTTATCAGCTGAAGCCTTGGTTACCCCCCACTCTTTGGCACAGTATTCGATTATTTCAGACCGCACAGCACCGTTTGAAAGCAAGCGCACGATACGGTTGACGCGATATTCCATTTCAGCCTTAGTGGACTTTCGCGCACGTCCCATCAGATGCCTGGTTCTTGTTGAGTGCGTTCAAAGTGAGCGTCTGATGGTTCACAGACGGCGGTGTTGCCAGTGAAGTCTTCCCAGCGTTTGACGATGACATCGCAGTAGGCGGGGTCGAGTTCCATGATGCGTGCATGACGGCGCACGCGTTCACAGGCGATAAGCGTGGACCCACTGCCACCGAAAAGGTCAAGAACGGTTTGTGCTTTGTGGTTGCCAATCGCCCGTTCCGCTAGTTCAACTGGCTTCTGAGTCGGGTGAAAATTGTTTGTAGGATCACGCTTCATTTCCCAAAGTGTCGCTTCTGTAGAAGCCCCACACCATCTAAGCGTTGAACCTTTAGGCTTCCAGTAAAGACACGGTTCGTGGCGCTGCTTGTATTGAGCATTAATGGCAGCATATGTAGCGTTGATTTTGTGCCAAATAATCAGTGCATGAATCTGCCCAACAGCTTCTACTGCCTGATAGAGCTTAAGAGGCTTGGTATCTGCAAACCAGGTGTAACAAGGCCCATCGCAAAATGACGCAATCAAGGGGATGACATCCGCGTAGATCTGATCGTCGGCATCGTTTGCGAGCTTTTCTCGTTTGCGCTTGATGTTGACGTCACCGCTATGAAAATGTCCGCCTTCGTAGTTGACGCCGTATGGCGGGTCAGTGAAGACCATGTCGGCCTTCTTGCCGTCCATGAGGCGTTCGACGTGCTGAATGTTGGTGGAGTCACCGCAGAGCAGACGATGGCTACCAAGGATCCAAAGGTCCCCGGGTTTGGTGATGGGGTCTTCAGGTGGTTCTGGAACGTCGTCAGGGTCAGTGTTGCCTTCTTCTGGTTCGAGGTTGGTTACGGCTAGGAGTTCGTCGAGGTCGTCTTGATTGAACCAAGGGGTGAGATCATGCTCTTCAGAGAGCTGGTGAAGCATCTCTTGATCCCATTCGGATAAGTCTGCTGTGCGGTTATCTGCTAGGGCAAGACCGACCTTTTGATCTTCT